CCTAACCCAAGAGCTTTACCAAGTAAACCAAATTTTGATAACAGGTATGCACCTATGGCTGCAGCTGCCACTAATATTGCTGCCCAATTTTCTTTGAGTACATCAAGTTTTGCATCAAACCCCTCTTTTGTGAAAAGAGCGACTATAGCACCAACACCTGTTCCAACCATGACAAGTATATTTTTAAGACCCATTAAAGCTTTATACCAAGTTTGTTCTTTGTAATCTGTGCCAAATATTTCCATCATCACCTGATTAATACCAGTCGTAAAACTACCCTCTGGCCCGAGAAAACTATTTAAAATTCTTCTGAGTGACCCACTCAGTCCTTGATCTCCATCTCCAAAAAGTTCTGTTATGATTTGATTAATACCGTTGTATAAACTACCCTCTTCACCAAAAAATGCATCAAAAATTCTCTCTACAGATTTTTTAAACTCTTTTAAAAATTCACTAACCTTTTCAAATCCCTTTGCAAGTGCAGGCACTAACTTATCTTTTATTTCTGCAAATCTTGGACTTTTTAGAAATGCGTTGAGTGCTACGAGTGCAGCTATGAACAAACCTTTTTTGAGTAAACCAAATGCACTTGATATACCCCCAACAACTTTTGTTTTTAAACCACTTCCAATATCAGTAAGTTTTGATATTAATTTTCCCTCAGGGCCAAAGCTTAAGTTAACGGTGTCTTGAAATTTTTTGCCAAATACTTTAAATTCATTAGCTATTATTTTAAACGGGCCAGCACCTCTTAACTCTTGTCTTCGTTTCATTCTTTCAAATTTTGCTTTTTCCTTCTCATATCCCCCTAAACTTTCAACTTTGACTCCAAGTTCTTTTGCTTGGTCTTCTAATGTTTTAAGAATTGTTTCTTGATCCTTGAGGTTTTGATTACCTTTTTTTACAGCTTCAAATCTTCTTTCACTAATACCAAGTATTTTTCTTGAGTTTTCATCTTGTCTTTTATTCTCATTTTTTATTTCTTCAAGTTTTTTTAATCCTTTCTCAGCTTCTTTTCTTTGTTCTTGATTCATCTTCAGTGCTCCAGCACTGATGCTTGTGCCTTTAGCAATTTCTGCTTCAGCATCTGCCAACTGTTTTCTGAGGGCCTCCTCATGTTTTCTACTTTTTTCTTCCTGTTTTGCCCTCTCAGCTTTCAGTTCTCTCAGAAGTGCTTTTGATCCAACACCAGTGTCTAAAAACTTTCTTTGAAGCTTTATGGACTCCTCACCTTGTTTTTCTAATCGTTTTAATTGGTCGTCATCTGCCATTATTTTTTACTCGATCCTGTATAGAGTCCAAACCATGCAGCCCCAGCACCCACTACGATACTGACTAAACCACTTTGTTCCATAGTTGGTGTGGACAAATCCATGTACCATATGACCACTGCGTAAAGTAAATAGATGTATGTTGATATGAATATTCGTGGAAAGATTCTCCACTGGTCAACTGCATAAGCCATGTCTACCCATTTTTGGTAACGGTTATTATTTTTTTGTTCTTGACTTTTCTCTTTCGATGCGTTCATTTTCTTCCTTTATATGTTTTTCTAGTAAACCTATATAAATTTCCCTTTCCCAAGGCATCATATCATCTAACTCTGTCAAACTATACTTATGATGTTGCATCAACGCAAAATTTGTTTTGTAATAATTATGCAACGTATCATGAGAAAGGCCTATTCTAAAAAACTTTCAAGTCCCTCTAATATTACTTCACTTTCAACTTTAGTGTTTGGATTGGTAACATTTATAACATGACGTAACTTAGGCATGGTATTGAAAAAAGTTGATATTCTCTCAAACTGGTCAGTTGTAAAGTTATCAATAAACTCCTCAAGTTCGTTATCTCCCATGTCTATTCTATCAATTATATTTTCTCCATGTTCAACTTGAAAAATACATTTTTTAAGTAAGTTAAATACTTGTTTCGTATCTCCTAGAGTGACACCATCCATGTCTCTTAACAATGGATATCTCATAACTAAATTAATATTATCAGTGATTTTAACTCTGTTAGTATGAGATTTAGTTGTTTGTACAAAAATCTCATCTAAATTTACTTCAGTCTGCACATATGTTTTTTCATCATCTGGACATAATACTCTAACACTTGTTTTTTCACCCACAGACTTTGCTCTTAATTTTATAAAAATATACTCTACATCAAAGACAGGTGATGTTGCAGCATTAACTTTATTAAAAGTGCAAGCATTTATTAATTGTGAAGTTGTTTCAAAATTTTTCTTCTCATCATCAGACTCTTGTGCAATCATCAAAGCTTTTTGTTCTTTTACTAAAAAAGGTCTATATTTTATTATTTCTCCAGTTGAAGGTAATTCCAACGTGTAAGTCGGTGTTTCTAATTTTGGTAAAGCCATAATTTTTCATCCTCTAATTATAATCTACTTAATACTTTTGGTATGTTTGAAATTATTTGTCTTTCTACTACATCACCTAAAACATTCCTCACTCTATCCTCAAGTGGTTTAGGTAAATCTGCTTCGTCTGCAAGTGACTTCCAATATCTGTATGAAAAAGTGACTTGTAGTGTGTTTAACGTGTTTGGTGTCCCATAGTCTAGTGCTTGGTCTCCCACGACTTTTGGGAAACACTCTACTATTTTAACTCCATATCGTCTTCTATTTGTTACGTCTAATTGATAAATGTCTATTGATCCAACGTATGAATCATAGTAACCCATATTCCAAGTTTGTGGATTAAAAGCAAGTCTCTGCCATGTTTCAAAAAACTGTCTTTCTCTTAAATCTGACGACATCTGGAATGTCCCTGATAAATCACTAAATGACCATCCTTGTGCGAGTTCTCTTGCAGGCCCGTACCCATTCGCCTCAGGTGCAGTTTCGATTGTTCTGCCTGGTATTGATATTTGACTACATCTAAGACCAGTTCTTCTAGCAACACCATCCTGACTTTTTTCTTTCATTTGGGCTGCAAATATGTTCATTAAATTTTCATTTCCTTTAGAACCTGTTGGTGGATGTACAACAACTTCATAACGGTCATTTAATGCATAACCGTCATCGGTTCTATAGTCTGCAAGAACCTCGTTGAGTGTTCCATATGCAGCTCCCTCTAAAAATCTTCCTAGATTAAACCCTGCCATCTTAGTTTACCATCTTTCTGCTGTCAGACCACACCTTTCTCGATGAAGCCTTTTTAAATTGTTGCACAGGTAACATAGTTGCTACCACAAATTCGTCTGCATCTATTCTACGAAATTGTGATTTTGTGTAACCTCTCAGATATTTATGCAAAGTTGGTTGAACTAACTTTATACTTTTTACGGTATTGTAGGTCACCCTCAATCTTGTGCTTTCGTCTAGTCTGTCATTGTTAAGAAAACGTGTTGTAAGTTTATCCAATAACATTGCTCTTAGTGGTATAGGTAAATAGTGAAAATTAATACCAAGAAATCCCTCTGAGTAATATTCTAGTGGTAACACTAGAGGAAATATGTCGTAGTATGGTAATTTTTCTTTTAATTTTGGATCGTAGATGAACATATTTAACTTACCAATATAAGGTCGATTACTACGTTTTCCCTCTCTAACCAACTGTGCAGATGTAGGTTGTCCAAATTCTCTTATTTTTTGG